CGAATGGATAATGGCGCCTTTAAGTTTTCTATTGCCCCCTCCGGCACCGCAGGCAACGCGATTTCGTTTACACAGGCGCTCACGCTGGATGCGAGTGGGAATTTGCTGGTCGGTAATACCAGTGCATCTGGTCGGCTTACTTTGAACGCATCTGTATCTGCTGATTCTCGTCTTGTGTTGCAACTTAGCGGCACGCCTTACTGCTATTTCGGTGGATACAGCGGAATTACTGGCACCGGAAACGCAGACGATGTTGCCTTGTTTGCATGGACTGGAAAACAGTTGATGTTCGGCACCAACGGCACCGAACGCGCCCGTATCGACAGCAGCGGGAATTTTCTTGTAGCAAAAATCACAGGTGACGTAGCAACCGTTGGAACAATTATTACCAACGACGGACGAGTTATTGCAACAACCAATGATGCAGATTGTATGGTTTGCAATCGTCAAAATTCAGACGGTACATTGATGGAGTTTAGGCACGCAAATACGACAGAAGGCTCTATTTCCGTATCAGGCACAACAGTCTCATATAACGGTGGTAACTTATCTCGCTGGGCGCAGATGCTCACTAAGCCTGACTTGCTCAAAGGCACAGTCATGTCAAACCTTGATGAGATGAATGTCTACACCAAAGACGGAGAACCAGTAGATAACGAACAGTTAAACAAGGTCAAGATTTCTGATGTTGAGGGCGATGTCAATGTGGCTGGCGTGTTTGTCAACTGGTCTTATGATGAAGCCCATCAGGTAGACGAAATCAACATGGCAATGACAGGTGACATGATTATCCGTATTGCTCAAGGCGTGGTCGTTCAGAAAGGTGACTTACTAATGTCTGCTGGTGACGGTACTGCCAAACCACAAGGTGATGATATTGTGCGCTCTAAGACAGTTGCCAAGGTCACATCTAATCATGTTACTTGCACATATCCGGATGGTTCATATTGCGTGCCGTGCGTACTCATGGCGTGTTAAATCTTGAAACCAAGTAAGAAAGGAAACTGAAATGACGACTCATTTGGCAAAGTATCAATATCAGCCAAAAGAGCGTGCAGCCGCAAAATCACTTGGGCATATTTGGTACTTTACTGGTCGTCCTTGCAAATCTAATCATGTTGCATACAGACTTGTGTCAAATGGGGCTTGTATAGAATGTGCAAAAATAAGCCACGACAAATCAGTTAAGAATAGGTTGCTTTCAAATCCAAATTGGTACAAAGAGAACTACGCAAAAAATCCTGAGCGTTTTAAGAGCAATGCTGCAAAGTACAGACAAAACAATCCAGACAAAGTTCGTTTAACTAATCATAAATCAAATAAAAACAGAAAGCCTCAAAGAGCTGCCGCACAAATGGCTCGCGAGGTTGCAAAGAGAAACGCTACACCAAATTGGTTGACAAAAGAAGATTTGGAAAAAATTAAGATTATTTATTCTGTGGCGCACAAAACAACACAGCTTGCTGGATTTAAGTGTCATGTTGATCATATTGTTCCAATAAGAGGAAAACTTGTTTGTGGGCTTCATGTGCCGTGGAATTTAAGAATCGTCTCTCAAAGTTATAACTCTAAAAAGAAAAACAATTTAGACAAAGGTGTATTGTTTGAACCATCTAAAACGGATGGAGTTTTAATTCACAATTCGGCTTTGCCGTGGAACTGGAGTAAACAAAATGTCTACTGTGTTTAATTGGGTTGTTTCAAGACTCGACTGCATCCCGCAAACACCGCAGGGCGCAGATTATGTGGTCACCGCACATTGGCAATGCAGCGGCACCGATGGCGACTACACGGGCAGCGTATACAGCACCTGCTCATTCCCGGTGGTGCAGGGCGCGTTTACACCATATCCAAACCTAACTCAAAACCAAGTCCTTGGCTGGTGCTGGGAAAACGGTGTGGACAAAACCGCTACTGAGGCTGCGGTGCAGCAGCAAATCGACAATGCCAAAAATCCGCCAATCGTGAGTCCCGCGCTGCCTTGGTAAACGGGCATCCCACCGGCCCTTGACGGTGGAACTAGGAGATCAGCATGGGCAACAACAAAACCCCCCAGACTGTGACTGTCGATGGTGTTGAGTACGAACTCGACAATTTCACCCAAGACCAGAGAATGCTTCTGGAGCATTGTCTTGATCTTGATCGCAAGCTGGCCTCGTGTACTTTCCAAATGGATCAGCTCCGTGTTGGAAAAGAGGCTTTTCTTTCAATGCTAAAAAAGTCACTTGAAAATGGACACGGAAGCCCGTCTCTCGACCCATGAAGCCGTTTGTGCTGAACGGTACGCCGGGATCAATGCTCGGCTAAAAAGAATCGAGCAAATACTTATTGCCACGGCTGGAGCGATCATTCTTCTTTTGCTCTCGGTAGCATTTAAGTTGTGATTGATCCGTTGACCGCGATGGCCGCTGTATCCACGGCGGTCAACCTAATCAAGAAAGCCTCAAAGACCGTTGATGATGTGCGGTCTCTTGGCCCTCTTTTGGGCAGATACTTCGATGCCAAGCATGAGGCCGACAAAGCCGTAAGCCAGGCCAAGAAGAAGGGCGGCTCAAACATGGGTGCTGCGATCCAAGTCGAACTGGAACTGATGCAGCAGAAGCAGTTTGAAGAAGAACTGAAGATGATGTTTTTCCAAACTGGTAACGCAGATGTCTGGCAGAACATCCAGATTCGCGTGGCTCAGATGAACCGCGACGATGCGCTAGATGCCAAGCGCGAGAAGGAAGCAGCCGAGCGCCGCCGCAAGGCTATTGCTCAAGCGATTGAGACCGGCATCGGTGTCATCTTGATTGTTGGAGCATTGGGCGGGATGGGATATTTGGCCGTTGAGGGATACCGGCACTGCAAGGAGACGAAACAATGTGGACTTTGAAGCCGTTGCCGAATGCCACTCGGTCAGAGAAAGAGGCCTATGTCAAACAGTGGGCTGCGCTGACCATCTCAATCTTTGCGCTTCTCCTAGCCATCAACGGAATGTTTGGCGGCAGCAACTCGAGCAAAGTTCTCAACGGCACCATCGCGGCCAACAACTATTGGGCTTGGTTCCAAGCAAAGAATGTCCGAGCAACGATTTATGAGACCTCTGGCCATGAAGAAAAAGCAGAGAAGCAAAGAGCCGACATGGAGGAAATATCTGCTAAGGCTCGGACTGCAGAGGCTGCTCGTGATGCCGCGAAATCCCGATCGCCATTCTTCTCGTATGCGGGTATGGCGCTCCAGTTGTCAATCGTCCTATCGTCTGCCGCCATTCTTGCAGTGATGATGCCTCTTCTCTACGCATCAATCGCTGTAGGGGGGGTTGGTGTTGTTCTCTTTGTCTATGCGATGGTGATCTGATGCTCAGTCTCATTTCCACCTTGGGTGGGCTTTTGATATCTGGCCTGCCGAAACTTTTAGAGTTCTTCCAGGCTAAAGCTGACCAAGCCCATGAAAGGGATCTTGCCAAGATTTCTGCCGAGCGAGACCTCCAGATGGCCGCGCAGGGCTTTGCTGCTCAACAGCGGATCGAGGAGTTGCGGTCCGAGCAAGTGGCGATGCAGACCGATGCCCAGATGACTCAAGCGGCTCTGGATCACGACAAGAAGGTCTTGGAGAAGGCCTCCAAGTGGGTGGCGAACTACGTGGGGACTGTCCGTCCTACCGTGACTTACATCTTCATTCTTGAGCTGGTTGCCATCAACGCCGCAATTACGTACTACGCCTTCACCGACCCCAATCTCATCCGAACGATGGATGACTTCCTCAAGGTCTCTGAGGTGATCTTCAGCGAGGAAGAAATGTCCATGCTTGGGGGAATCCTGGGATTCTGGTTTGGATCGCGTAGCTGGTCCAGAAAGTGAAGACCTCGGAGAAGGGCATTGAGTTGATGCACCACTTTGAGGGGTGCAGACTCAAGCCTTATCTTTGTCCCGCAACGATCTGGACCATTGGATACGGCCATGTCCTTTACCAAGATCAAATTCGACTCCCTGTTGTCCGGAAAGAGGGGTACACGGGACAGCTCAGAGGCGACTATGCGCTCAGGGCCGAGGACTCCCGTGTCTGGTCAAAGCAAGAGGTGGAAGATCTGTTCCGATCTGACATCGGCACTTTTGAACGCGGTGTTCTTCGTCTTGTTCCCGGTGTTGTTGAGCATCAAGGCGCATTCGACGCTCTGGTCTCTTTTGCTTTCAACGCAGGGCTAGGAAACCTTCAGCGCTCTCAGATTCGCATCAAAGCAAACAGAGGCGAGTGGGAGAAGGCCGCAGATCACTTGATGGATTGGACAAAGGGCGGCGGCAAGGTGTTGTCGGGACTTGTCAAACGCAGGAAGGCCGAGCGAGAGTTATTTGTGTCGGGCTTCAAATAAGGACCCGTCTTTGCCGCACGGCCCATTTAGACGGTTGTGACTACAGGTGCCGATGCCACGGCAGCCCTTTAAAGGGTTGACTGCACAGAGCATGACCACCGCACCTGAGTGATACCGAGGATTGTCTTCACGTTCGCGGTAGTGAACGCATTGTTTACAAAGTTCCCGATCTTTGTCCCACGTGTATTCGGGAAGCTTAAACGGTGTTACTAAATTTGAGTTTGGTTTGATTGTTTTTGCACGCACGAGCCTAGACTCATTGAACCAAAAACGAAATTATCAACACCAAGGTGACCAACGGGCCGAAAAAGATCACTGTCAGGATTGATATGGCCCAGAGCGTGAAGAGCCAATCATTCATCTAGCACTCTCAATTTGAAGACTTCGTCTTTCTTTTCCTCAAAGACCGGCTTTCCCTCACTTGGAGGAGTCCAACCGAACTTGCGCCAGGTCCTTTGGACATCTGCTCCTGAAGTCCACTTGAAACTAGGGTGTCCCACCGGCACCCAAGGAATCGTCTTTTTCACTTGATGTTCCATCTTGCCTCCAACTCTCTGACGAAAGACACAACATCCATTGCCCAGGCCGTTTTGCCCACCATATATTTTGTGTGCCGGTTGCTGATTTGGAGGATTTCCTTTTCTTCCAATTTTTTTGATTTACTGACAAACACTAGCTTTGTTGCTTCAGTAGTTGTGTCTGGCGGGATCAATCGGTAGGCCCACAGCCCATTATTCACGCGATTGCTTTCAACGACATACGCTCCAAACCGCCTCTTTCGCAAATCGCGTATACGGGCACTAACGGATGCGTCTGATCCCCCGCACCTTTCTACCAGCTCGCGCAGTGTGTGCCACTTTCCATCAAACATCACATCACGGACACGGCCAAGTTGGGTCAAAAGGCGGTCTTTGTCTTGCTCTGGATCGTATGTGTCTCCACCAAAGAGAGCCATTTTTCACTCCTTAGATCGGGTTAGAACTCAATGTCTCGTGGCCTCTTCTCTTCCCGCGGCGCGTTCATGTAGGCCCATCCGTCCCAGCCACCTTCCTTGAAGGGGGCACAGTCCAGCTTGAGCATCGGACCGTTTTTGGTGTCGATGACCGAGCCGATTTTTATGTACCGCTTCTTTTCCTCGCCGTCGCGGTTTGTATAGGACCCGACAATCGCGGTGACTTCGTAAAGAATTTTTGTCATATTGATTCCAGTTTTTTCACTTTCTCATCGACTTCAGCCAGGAACTTCACAATCTCGGCCTCCATCTCCCCAACCAGCCTGTCATCTCGCTCCACGCGAATAATCAAAAGCTGCAGTCTCTCGGGCATCCTCGGGTCATAGACCACGAAGTCGCACCAGTTCTTTTCAGTGCAGCGCATCTGTAGCTGCATCTGTTTAAGGTACTTGTCTGGGATCTTGCGGTTGAGCTGCAGATCAATCATCGTGGCAGTCTCGGGACACTTGATCTCGATGAGTCCCTCCCCCACGATTCCGTCTGGTGAGGCTCCGCACATCTCAATTGTCGGGTGCGGAATGAATCCCACCTCCTGCACCAATCGCCCCGTGTGGGCCTCGTATGCGGCCCTGGCGTTTGATTCTTGCTCGACACCCCACTCCATGCTCGCATTGGAGTAAGACTTGGCAGGCTGGCCGGTCATCCTCTCCACCACGAGCTGGGCCTGTAAATTTTCGCGATCCGCTGAGTAACCGGTCTTAGTTTTTGCCATGACCTTGTGAACCGAGGAAGCGGTGACCTTCCCGAGTCGCTGGGCGAACCACTCGGGGCTTCGTTGTTCGGTCACTTCGCGGCCCCCTTCAGAGACTGCTGGTGCTTGGCCCAAAACCGGGACTTCGCCGGTGAGGCGGGGATCGCTTTGAAGGCCGCTTCCAGGCTCGCCATGCCCTCCAGCGCTGCGTTGCGTAGGGAATCGAGGTATTGGCTCTCGAAGGCCTGATCCTCGGCGTTTGTGCCTCGGACTGCGTGGTTACCATCGTCATCCTCTGGCGCAATCCCACAAGCCGCCATGAGAGAGTAGCGTCTGGCGTACGTCAGAGCCGATCCGTACCCCTGGGGGTCGTGTTTAGCGGCGGGGACATGGAGCTTCCCTGAGGAGAGGGTCTCTCCCGACTCATGGATGAACACTGTCTCAACGATCACTCCGTCAGAGCATTCTGAGTTTTGCTGCATGAGCATGATGCCGTTGGCGTTCAGGGCATCCACAACCGCCTCAACGCAAGCGGCTAGGTCTGCGTATCGAGACTTGAAGTGCGGGTTAGAGGAAGACTTGAGAGCCGGTCCGAATTCTTTCTGAGCCTTGACCAGGGCTGTTGCAAGATTTTTCATAAGTGGAAGAAAAAGAAGGTTGCACCACAAAGACCCAAGAACACCGCGAACAGAACATCGATTGCTGCAGAGCGGCGAGCTTCGATCTCTTCTTCACGGGGACGGTAGGTGTATCTCATAACGGGCCATTGACAGAAGCCCAGTGGCTGACATCAACCGGCAAGCCGGTGGCTACGTCAGTGAAATCTTTTCCGTTCCAATCGCCCCAGAACACTTGGCCGCGCCAGTACAGCAAAACGCCGACCTCTTCCTCTGGAAGATCGTCACGGATTGAGACCCATTCGATGAGTTCGTTCATTCTTCCCACTCCTGAGATGGGGGAAAGGCATCGTCATAGGCCCAGAGCTTGCCCTCGTTCCCGCACCGGCCATGAAGCTGGCGCAGCGTGATGCAGAACATCGGCTCCGTCTTGCCGGTCACGAAGTCGATCTTTTGGGTGTCTGGGTGGCCGCACATCGCAAAGCCCGAGGCGTTGCCTTCGTGGTGGATGTAGTGCTGGCACTTGTTGCAGGGAAGGATCTTCATGTGTCGCTCCAGAGACCGCAAAATAGCGGCATGGATAGAATCATAAGTAATCTTATGAGTGTTACAACCTAGGAGTTTCCCTAAGTTCTCTTACCTAAACCTCGCTTACACTCAAGCGGGGCCAGGAACGGGTCAGCGCCGTGCGGCCTGGTTGATCAGCGGGTCTCTGCTTGATGAGGCTGGCCCCACCAAGGAAAGACATGGACAAGAAAGAACTGATTCAGAAGGCTGGTGGCGTAACCGCTCTAGCGAAGCTGCTGGGGATCAAAGCTCCGGCTATTTATCAATGGAAGACTGTCCCGCAGCTCAGGCTTCTCCAGCTTGAAAAGCTGCGTCCCGAGTGGTTCAAAGAAGCAATTGCAACTGAGTCGGTTGATGGGATATGATTGTGACGCGCCGTGAGAAGCGCATAAGGCGGGTCTGCAAGTCAGTGTCCTTGGTTGGACGGCTTCAGGCCCGATTAAAACCCTTCATGGGTTGACCCGCCTCGGAATTCTCACCCTGAGGCTGTCCACCCAAGGACGACTGATGCATTTTTATCAGTTCAACATCAAGGACTACAAGTCCCACACGGGCCACCTCGACCTCCTCGAGGATCTGGCGTATCGCCGCTTGCTTGATTGGTGTTACCTTCACGAGCGGCCACTCCCGCTAGACGAGACCGAAATCGCTAGGCAGATAGGGATGCGAACGCATACCGAATGCATTGCGACTGTTCTGCGGGAGTTTTTCACAATGACCGATGAGGGCTATGTTTCGGATCGTGTTTTGCGCGAGATCAATGCCGTAAATCGCAAGTCTGAGAGCGCCAGAAGTAGTGCGAAAGCTAGGTGGAACAAGGGCTTAGATGCGAACGCATTGCCAACGCAATCCGAAGGCAATGCTACCCATGACCCATTACCCATAACCCATAACCCAGTTAAGAAGCGCGGAACGCGCCTAGACCCTGATCTTTTGATCCCAAAGGAATGGGCTGACTTCTGCAAAGAGCAGCGTCCAGACCTTGTGCCGCGAGAAGTGTTTGAGACCTTCAAGGACTTTTGGGTGGCGCAGCCGGGACAGAAGGGCGTGAAGATGGATTGGGATGCGACCTGGCGCAACTGGGTGCGGGGTCAAAAGGCCAAGACTTTCAGCGCTGGGCAGCTTACCGTCCCGAGCCGTCCAGGGCGAGACCCTGCGCTGGTCAAATTGGACGAGGACAGAAAGAATCGAGAGCAGATCCCGCTTGAGGTTCGTCAACAACTCCAAACCATTTTGCGCCGATGAACTATTACGAAGCCCATCAAATTCTTAATGAGGTCAAGGATGGTGTTGACCATCCAGTTGAACTTATTTGCCACGCCTTATTTTTGACGGGAGATACCGACCTTCTGCGAGGCGAAGATTGTAAAAATCCAGTTGATGTTTCAAAAAGCGATCATAAAGAACAATAATCGCCATGAATTACGTCGTGTTTACCGTTGAAGGCCCGCCTCAAGGCAAAGGACGACCAAGATTCAAAAGGGTCAAAAACTTCGTCACAACCTACACCGACGAGAAGACCAAGACCTACGAAGCCACCATCAGAGCCTGGTCAAGAAGAGCAATGGGGTCAGCAAGGCCCCTAGAAGGCCCTGTGGCGGTCGATCTCTACATCAGGATGGGTGTACCAGCATCCACATCAAAAAAGCGCACAGAGGCCTTTTTGCGAAACGAAGAACTTCCCACCAAAAAGCCCGATATTGATAACATAATCAAGGCATATTTAGACGCAATGAATGGAATTGTCTATAAAGACGACACACAAGTGATTAGATTATCTGCAAAGAAGGGATATTCTCTTGTCGCTGGTGTAGATGTTTGCGTGGTGCAAATATGAACGCTCACGCCGCGGTGGATTTTATTATTCGCAACGCAGGGGATTACTCCAAAGCCAAAGCGCAGCGGGTATACCTTGAAGAGTTCCGCAAGACCAAAAAGGCTCTACTGATGAAAGACGCAATGGAGAAGTTTGAGGCTGCAAACGCTCAAGAGCGAGAGGCTTATGCCCACCCGGAATTTCAAGAGCTTCTCAAAGGCCTTCAGGAAGCGATAGAGATCGAGGAAGAGCTGAAGTGGAAGCTGGAAGCCGCCAGGATGAGGGTGGACATCTGGAGGTCCGAGGAGGCCTCAAACCGAATGCAAGTCAGGGCAACGGAATGAGGTAAATAGACCTAGACTAAATCCCTCATCATGTATCAAAAGCAAACTTACATCCGAAGCCCGAAGCTCCTTAAAGCGGTAGCCGAACTTCAGTGTCAATGTTGTGGACACCCAGACTCCCAAGCGGCCCACTCGAACTGGTCAGGCGGGAAGGGAAGAAGCATCAAGGCTTGCGACACCCACATTGCGGCGTTATGTCTTAAGTGCCATTGGGAGATCGACCAGGGCCAGAAGCTGTCCAGGGATGAGAGAAAGCAGAAGTGGCTGTTTGCTCATCAGCGAACGGTAGACACGCTTCAAAGGCAGGGAAAATGGCCTATTGACATTCCCGTTCCGAAGATAGAATTCTGACACCCTTCATCGCAGTTGTCGGGTTTGGGGCTGCGGCCCCCTTTTTTTGGGAGCAAAGATGTTCAACTATTCCAAAGCTGCAGAAATGCAGAATTTTCTCAACAAGACGAAACGCAAGAACCCCAAGCCGACGACAGCGTACAAATTGGCTGATGAGCAGGGAAGGGGAGTCGAGGCCATTCAAATGCAGAAGATCAAAAAGAAATGAAGTGTCCTTTAGCCACCCAGGACATCAAGGTCAATCTTGAGAACCGCAACCGCGCATTTGCGGAGTACGGTTACGGCCCTGCCAATCCTGAATTGGAGAATGAGGACTTCTGGGCGCAAAAAGCTGAAGAGTGGAACACCTCCACAGACAATGCAAAGACGATGCGTTGCGGGAACTGCTCTGCATTCATTCAAACGCCAGAGATGATTGGTTGCATCATCGGTGGGATTCAGAAAGAAGAAGATGAGACCTATGCTCCCGAGGTTGTGGAGTCAGCCGGTCTGGGATTTTGTGAGTTGTTCGAGTTCAAGTGTGCGGCAGACAGAACCTGTAGCGCATGGCTGACGGGTGGACCGATCACAAGGATGACTGAGAGGCGCAAGCAGATGCTTGCAATCGCTAAATACGAAGCCAGAAAGGGCGAATATGAAAACGAAAGCGGAGAAAAAGATTTCCAAGGTTATGACTGAGTACGGCTCGGGCAAGCTCAAGAGCAGCTCGGGGCAGAAGGTCACCAATCCAAAGCAAGCGATGGCGATTGCTCTTTCTGAGGCCAAGCGCAAGAAGAAATGAAAAAGTCCACCGTCAACGCAGCCGGGAACTACACGAAGCCTGGGATGCGTAAGGAACTCTTCAAGAAGATCAAGGCCGGGACAAAAGGCGGTGATCCAGGCGAGTGGTCTGCGCGTAAAGCCCAGATGCTTGCGAAAGAGTACAAAGCAAAGGGTGGTGGATACAAGTGAAGGCCCCTCAGAAGAGCTTGAAGGATTGGGGCGACCAGAAGTGGAGAACCAAGTCCGGTAAACCTTCGTCGAAAACGGGAGAGCGCTATCTTCCGGAGGCAGCCATCAAATCTTTGACGGCAGCTGAGTATGCTGCAACCACCCGGGCCAAGCGTCAAGGAACAGCCGCAGGCAAGCAGTTTGTCAAACAACCTGCGAAGATCGCCAAGAAGACAGCGAGGTTTCGGTGAGCGCAGCCTGGACTCGAAAAGAAGGAAAGAACCGCAAGGGTGGCCTGAACGAAAAGGGCCGCAAGTCCTATGAGAGGGAAAACCCTGGGTCTAACCTAAAGCCTCCCGTTCAGAGCGGAGACAACCCACGGAGAGCGTCTTTTCTGGCGAGAATGGGCAATATGCCTGGTCCTGAGAAGAAACCAGACGGAAGCCCCACTAGACTTCTCTTGAGCCTAAAGGCATGGGGGGCACATTCCAAAGCAGATGCCAAGGCCAAGGCCAAAGCGATCAGCGCACGGAACAAGAAGTAAACTTAGGGAATCATCCCTGCCCGATGGCCCGGAAGGAGTCGGATTGAAACCGCAAATTGAAACGCTGGACATCAACTCGCTGATCCCTTATGCGAGGAACGCCAGAACGCACTCAGAAGCCCAGATTGCCCAGATCGCTGGCTCTATTAAAGAATTCGGCTTCACAAACCCCATCCTCATTGATAAGGACAAAGGGATCATCGCAGGGCACGGACGGGTATCCGCGGCGAGGAAGCTAAACCTCACAGAAGTCCCCTGCATCCGTCTTGAGCATCTCTCAGAGACTCAGAGGAAGGCTTACATCCTGGCAGACAACAGGATCGCCCTGAACTCGGGATGGGAGACAGAACTTTTATCCATAGAGCTAGAAGAGCTGAAAGACTTAGGGATCAACCTCGAGAGCCTGGGCTTTGACTCAGACGAGATTGATGCGCTCCTGAACAAGATAGAACCGACAGTCGGTCTAACAGACGAGGACGAAGCCCCCGAGGTTCAAGAGCAGGCCATCACTAAGCCAGGCGACATCTGGGTCATGGGCAACCATAGACTCATGTGCGGGGACTCCACGAATATCCAGGCGATGGAAACCTTAACTGGTGGACAGCTTGTGGATATGTGGCTGACAGACCCTCCATACAATGTTGCTTATGAGGGCAAGACAAAAGACGCCTTAAAGATCCAGAACGACTCGATGGACGACGACCAGTTTCGTCAGTTCCTGCGAGATGCTTATGTGGCCGCAGATGCGGTTATGAAGCCTGGATCTGTTTTCTACATCTGGCACGCAGACTCGGAAGGATATAACTTCAGGGGAGCTGCAAAGGACGCAAATTGGAAAGTGCGTCAGTGCCTTATCTGGAAGAAACAAACAATGGTTATGGGCCGTCAGGACTACCATTGGAAGCACGAGCCGTGTCTATACGGATGGAAGGAAGGAGCCGGTCACTTGTGGGCCGCAGACCGTAAGCAAACCACAATTCTGGAGTTTGATCGTCCAAGCAGGAACGCCGAACACCCAACGATGAAGCCCGTAGCGCTGTTTGAGTACCAAATGCTCAATAACACCAAAGGAGGCGACATCATCCTAGATTCGTTCGGAGGATCAGGGTCAACCCTAATCGCCGCAGAGAAGAACGGACGAGTAAGCCGCCTGATGGAACTAGACCCAAAGTATTGCGATGTAATCGTAAAGAGATGGCAGCAGTTCACCGGCAAGGAAGCCATACTGGAGCGAACGGGCCAAACTTACGAAGAACTTACACAGAAATCGGAGTTACAAAATGGGTAGCGGCATCCCTCATAAGCCAACTGATGAAAACAGACGAGTAGTAAAGATGCTTAGTGCAGTGGGCACTCGGTATGAGGACATCGCTACTAAGCTGGGAATCACAGACGACACACTTCGTAAGCACTATAAGGTAGAACTAGACGAGGGAAGGATCGAGGCAAATGCTTCGGTTGCTCAGACTCTCTATCAACAAGCGAAGAATGGAAACACCACAGCCGCGATCTTCTGGCTCAAAACCCGGGCGCAGTGGCGTGAGAATGATCGCCTGGAGGTTACTGGTGCAGATGGTGGGGCGATTGAGACGGTGATTAAGTGGGCAAGCGAGAAATCATAATCCCTTACTCTCCTCGGGAGCCTCAGTTCGCTATCCATAAGATGATGGCCGAGAAGCGGTTCTCAGTCGTGGTGGCCCACCGAAGAATGGGAAAGACTGTCGCTGCGCTGAACGAGATCATCAAGGACGCAGTGCAGAACCAAAAAGAGGCCCCGCGGTACGCTTACATCGCCCCAACTTATGGGCAAGCCAAGCGCGTCGCCTGGGACTACCTTCTGAAGTACACGCTGCCGCTTCAGGCAACGCCGAACATTTCGGAGCTTAGAGTTGATTTCTGGGGCAGGAGAATCCAACTGCACGGCTCAGACAATCCTGATTCGCTCCGGGGCCAATATTTCGATGGAGTGATTCTGGACGAGATTGGAGACCAAGACCCCAAGATTTGGACGGACATCATTCGTCCAGCCATCTCAGACAGGCTCGGTTGGGTGCTTTTTTTGGGGACCCCAAAGGGAAATAACCACTTTAAAGATTTAAGAGACCAGGCCGAGGCTGAAGAAGGCTGGGGTTTTCTGGAGTTCAAAGCTAGTCAAACGAATCTGATCGCAGAGGCCGAACTCAAAGCTGCCCGAAAAGAGATGGGCGAAGACAAGTACCAACAAGAATTCGAGTGTTCCTTCAACGCTGCGGTGGAGGGGTCTTATTACGGTTCCCTTATCAACGACCTTGAAGAAAAGGGCCGTTTGTGTCACATTGAGCGAGACGATCTCTGCAGAACTTACACGGCCTGGGACTTGGGTGTTTCTGATTCAACAGCAATTTGGGTTGTCCAAGCTGTGAATCAGGAGTACCGGGTGCTAGATTTCGTGGAAAATCACGGGGTCGGTCTGGATTGGTATGTCAACTGGATCAAAGAGAACAGATGGCACACAGCCGAGCATATCCTGCCTCACGATGTGGAGGTCAGGGAACTCGGCACGGGACGCAGCCGCAAGGAAATGCTCCAAGAGGCTGGCCTGCAAATTACTGTCGCACCGCGCTTATCGGTTGCAGACGGGATTCAGGCAGTCAGGCGCATCTTGCCCAAGTGCTGGTTCAATCTCCCTCAAGTCAGGCAGGGTCTGGACGCACTTCGGAACTACCGAAGAGAGTTTGAAGAGAAGAGGAATGTCTTTTACGACAAGCCGCTTCACGATTGGGCCAGCCATGCATCGGATGCGTTCCGGTATTTGGCTGTTGGAATCAGCGAGACTTCATCATGGGACAAGCCGTTGAAGACAAACATTCGGTGGATCGTGTGATGCTGGTCACAAGTCAATCTG